TTACTCAGCAAGGTTTGAATCTGAGTCAGTTCATTGTCACTCAAGCCTTTAAGGTCTACGACTGAAGTCTCGATCGCACCGCCGTTTGGCCCACTGATCTCGCTGCGTGCAAGCTTTGGCACATGATACTCGACCACGGATTGGAACAGGTTAAATGCTTTCTCAGGGTTTGGCCTGATCTCATAAACCACGTTGCCTTGGGAATCATAGACTTGATTGCCATCTTTGTCAAACATGAGCCTTCCATTGGCCACGTCATCAAGCCAACCAGCCAAACGGTGTGCATTGCCATCAACAAACTCTGCGATTGCAGCCTTTGCTGTGAGAGTAATTTTGTTCTGCGTGCCTTTAGCTCGGCCTGAGCCAGGCATTTTCTGCGAGCCCGGTTTATTACCAGGCACGCCTTTCTGTCGCAATTGTGTCATGATCAAACCCCTTCGGCTAGATGTTCTATTTTAGATTTTAGCATAAAGACAAAGCTTTGTGAACCAGTCTAGCTCTTGCCAGGAACCTTCACATAGCGCTTAAGCCAGTCAGGTAGCTTGTCACCATACACATAGGTCAGCAACATGCCATAAGCCTCGTCAGCCCCTTCGCACACAAAAGCCTCGTAGCCTTTTGCACGCAGCTTATCGATCACTTGATTTTGGCTGCTGCTAGTTTTGCCACCTACCTTTTTCATTTCGATAAACAAGCCATGTTTATTCTCACGTGGCTCTGCAAGAAACAGGTCAGGAGCGCCAGGCAAAACCCCTTCCCTCTTCATCTGCGCAGCTACTCGAATCTCTCTTTTGCCGCCGTTTGGGATGCTCATAAAAACCAGGTCAGGATGAAAATTGCGGACTCTTGCAACAAGCAAAGTTTGCTCACTTGACTCAGATTTTTTTTGTTTATTCTTCATCGAGGATCGAGATCGAGTTCGAAAAAATCCAACCGGCCACCGGCGGTATATATACTTTTTTTTAAATCTATATATGCATTCCGGCCATCTACTTTATATACATTTACTCTATCCTCGATCCTATATAGTATATAAACTAATAAAATCAACAACTTAGTCGAGATCGAGTTGAGGATCGAGTTGAGGATAGGATTAGGTTCTGTCATGCCAAAAGATCTTTTTCATCGGTTTCATCCAATTTTTTTCTAATAACGATATTTATTTCTTCTGCTTCCATTTTTTCAAAATCTTTTATCGCGATCTTCTTGAACCAAATTTGACACATGCTTCCCTTCCATTTTACCGACCTCTCAAGCTTCACGTAGCCAAGTTTCATGAGCATTTTGTTCAATGCTTTTCCCTTAGGAACCTCTGCATCTTCGACAAAACTCATAGCTGTTGTGAGGTGCTTGCTCGAGAATATTTCCTTGCTAAAGCCAAATCCTCCCTCATCAAGCAGAGTCTTTATAGTCTCAAATTCATCAGACGTGTTTAGGCCAATCATCTGATTTTTAGCAAAAGAGGTAGGTGCTTGGCCTTTAGGGTTGAATGCTTCTACAGGCTCAAACTCAAGCAGCCACTTCCTAAGTCCAGGTGCATGGTTGGCAATAGACTCAAACAACCTGCTAAAGTAATTGCTATCTGCCACTTGCCTTAGTTCTTCTTGATCAGTAAAAGGTGTAAACTGAACCCACCATCTCCTATCCGTATCCTCCAAAGGCAGAGCGTCATGATGGTTTGTGAAGGCAATGTAGTTAACCGTGTTAGGTGCCACATATTCATTGACGCCTTTTGGGTGTATGGTGACCTGATCATTGGTGATGTATGGCTTGATGGTATTCAGCACGTCATGCCGGTTGTGACCAACCATACGAATCTCTTCTAAAACATTGACGCATCTGCCTGCTGCCCAACTAGTAAAGCCTGTCCCAAGCACACTTGGTGAGACAATGCCCACGTTGGCCATACCCATAACCCCCATCATTAAGTTGCCAAGCACAGACTTACCATCACCTTCAATTCCTTTGATCAAAGGGGCCCAACGGATTTTGACGCCAGGATTCTGCACACAGTAAGCCATCCAAGAAGTCATGATTGCAGCAGCACCAGGTTCTGTCAAGATCATCGCCAAATGTCCTTGCACTACATCTATGGCTTCAAGGTCACCTTTGCTAAACTCAGCAGGTATATCAGGTGGGCTGTTTTTGTTGTATTCATTGACACACGGGACACCATTCATCTCAAATAGGTCACCAACAGCAGGTAGATAGATGATCTTATCAGGAGTAGGAATGCCCCACAAATCAAGAGCCAAAGTAGCAGCAGAGTCATCACCAGTCAGCCTGTTGAACATGGCACCAAAGCCTGACTGTGTAACTTTCCTTTTGGTGACCACATTAAAGAACCGGTCTTCATGTGTGACATAAACCCAGTCAGCTGCCCAGTCAGGCACACCATCTCTGCCCTTTGGCTTGATCAGGTTCTTGGCGTCGCCAATGGATACAGGGAACTTAAACTCTTTGAACTTGTCTTTAAGTATGTGAGCCAAAACACCACGGCTGATGTGGTCAATGCCAAGCTCTTCTTTGATTGACTCAATTACAGCGGTTCTTAATTGATTAATGTTTGGGCAATCTTTAATCATTGCCTCATACTTTTCAAAAGTCCTTGTTTGCTCAGCCTTCTTGACCTCACCAACCCGCTTGATGATCGATGCCAATGTTATGGAGCCGCCTCCTGTGCTGCGCTGCTCGCTAAAAGAATCCCACTTAGTTTCTAGTTCTTGCCGGTTATAAGTAGATGTGCCTTGACTGACCTCATCCCAGACTTCCATCCACTTGCTATCACCAGAGCCTTGATGATGCAGTGCCATGCCAAGCTGCAGCCAATCCTCATAGTTGTCAATGTCACCCATATATGGTATGAGTTCCTCACTGACCTTGTCAATGTCCCAACCGGTCAATGGCGGTTTGTAGGTTTCTAAAGAACTTACCTGATTGTTTGACCCAAAGTGCCTTTCCACAAACCAGCCAATATCTTGGACCGTGTCTGGCAAACTCCCATGACCATTCAGTGTATGGCCTGTGACTGTAAAGTATCTGCCGTCACGGTAAACTTCAATGTTGCCCTTCTTGCCTGAGATTGCTAAGTTAGATCTGGTAAATAGCTTTATGCCTTTGCCTGAAGGGCTAATCTCTGCATAGCCATCGATTTTGTCCAATACTTCTGTGGCATCTCTGTTTAACTTACCATCAATAATGCAGTCATCAAGGTCAATGCCTTGGAAGTCATTTGACCCATCGATTGTGATGCCTATGCCATCAAAGCCGCCCATCAGGTAAGCATCCATTGCATCTTCATAGGTTGTCCATGTAGCAGCAGCTGTGCTCTTTGCCATCTTGCCGTCAGTCTGGTAAGGTACCTTTTTCCATACAACTCCACCGTTCTGCTTTGACTGCGGCACCATCTTCCACATCACCCATCGAGGAATGGCCTTTAACTCTGTAGGAATTTTGTTTGGCACTACTGCCAGGACTGTAGGTTTATTTTGCATTAGCCTCTCCTCTTTCGTACAAGAGGCTAGCTAAAGCCACGATGTTGTTGGCATCAATGTTTCTGAGCCTAAGTTCTATGAGCATGGTCTTAGAGACCTTTAAGATTTTGCGTGCATCTTCAGCAGCTTCTCTGAGTTCAGGAGACAAGGACAAGAGTTGTTCTTGATGCAAAAAGAACAATGCATCATCGTCAGTTTCATAGTCAGACATGTTAAAGGGGTTCCTAGAAAGTAGAAAGGAAAAAAGAAGAGGAGTGAAAATTCTAACACAAAAAACAATGTACAATAAACTATGACCTCAAAAAAAATTAAACCCTTTAAAGCCGAGTGCAGACATGCGCTTGAGCTGCTGCTTGTTCACTTTGGCACAAAAGCCGAGATGGCAAGGCAGGCAAAGATGAGTAGAAACACAGTTTCTTACTGGTTTACACGTGGCCAGGTAGGGCGTGTGGCTGCCAAAAAGTTCGGTTCAATGAAGCACCTACCATTCACAAAAGAGCAGCTCAGGCCTGACATAGCCAATTGGCTGCCTGTGGCCAAACGCAAATAAATCAAAAAAAACTAAAATAGTTGTGTACGACCTAAAAAGTGTTGTACAATTCACTCACAGCAATCCGCTGTCTCAATGTTGTAAAGGAATTATCATGAACAAAGTCTTATTAGTCACAATCAAAAACGTGTATGGCACAGAGATGATTTACCCTGCAAATGATGCAGCTCACATCTTTGCAAACATTGCACGTCAAAAAACTTTGAGCCGTGACACTCTCAAGAATGCAAAAGCTCTTGGCTATGACGTTCAAGTGCAGCAGCAAACTTTAGAGTTGGCATGAACCTATACCCACATCAAGTTCAAGCAGTGCAATGGCTAGGTCAGCGACCTAAAGCCATTCTTGCTCTTGACATGGGTTTAGGCAAGACCTGTGTGTCTGCCTTAGATTTAGTAAAGCCTGCCCTTGTAGTATGCCCAGCCTCGCTCAAACTTAACTGGCAAAGAGAGTTAAAGATGTGGCGGCCTGACCTAAGCGTACAAGTCATCAAGTCACCTAAAGACCAGCCAAACAAGTCTGACGTGACCATCATCAACTATGACATTCTGCAAAAGGTAGAGCTGCCATTAGTTGAAACGCTGATTGTTGATGAGGCACACTACGCAAAGAATTACAAAGCTAAACGCACAAAGGTTTTAATGCAGCTAATCAAAGCTGCACCTAATGTAAGTCTACTTACAGGCACACCAATCGTCAATAGACCAATCGAGTTGTGGACTTTGCTCTACTCTATTGGTGCAACTAAGCTTGGCTACTTTGAGTTTGGTATGAGATACTGTGCTGGTTGGAAAACGCCTTGGGATACCTATGACTTTAGTGGGTCAAGTAGATCTACTGAACTAGCAGCAGTGCTTCAACCATACATGCTGCGGATGACAAAAGCTGAATGCTTAAAAGATCTGCCATCAAAGACTTACAGAGTCATTGAGCTTGACTTGCCTGTTGATAAACGTGAAAAAGATTTTGATCAAAAACAAATTGACAAGCCAGACTCAATACCTTTTGAAGCTATTAGTGACATTCTTAAAATGAATGCTGAAAGGAAATTGCCTAATGCAATCACATACATCAAAGACTGTCTTGAGCAAACAGACAAGGTTGTTGTGTTTGCTCACCACATACACATCATTGACGGTTTAATGGATGGACTTAAAGAGTTTAATCCAGTTAAAGTAACTGGTTCAGTAAAGAATGAAGATAGACAAACAGCTGTTGACACGTTTCAAACAGACAAAGCTTGTAGAGTCTTTATAGGCAATATCAAAGCTGCAGGAGTAGGTTTAACTCTTACTGCTGCAAGCCATGTAATTTTTGTTGAAGCCAGCTGGTCACCAGCAGACATACAGCAAGCAGCAGACCGCTGCCACAGAATTGGACAGAAGGACAATGTTACTGTCGACCTTCTGACCATATCCGAGTCCATCGACTCTTTAGTGCTGCACTCAGTGCTAACGAAGATGGATGTAATTGACCGTATCATTAAGGAGTCCATCATGGATCAATCTCTCATTGCACAAAAACTTCGTGAAC